TAGTCTCTAGCGGTAATCGTCATGGCTTTGTCCAGGTTTTCTTTGATTAGCTTCTTGCCATTCTTTCCAACCATGTCGGCTATAGGTTTGCCATCGTCGTCGCATGCTAAGTAGTCGCCTTGCCTTCCGTTCTTGACGTATTCTTCGGCAGATAGATTGCTTGCCTTTTCTTTGCCTTCGGTAATCAGACAACCATCCTTTTCATTCTTAATCTGTCTAGCCACGAAGTTATCCGACATTAACGTAGGATCTTGAGGTTCATATTCGAGGATGTCTCGCAACACGATACCTTTGTCTTCTGGTTGTTTGATGTTGGGTATGTTCGTCCAGTAGTAGCGTTGTCTCGATTGAGCGCTCAGTAACGAACTGTTTATGAAGTGAGGTTCTATTTTTACGGAACCGAATATATCTTTGTATTCTGGTGCTACATCGTCTGCGGTGTAACAAGAAGAGACTTGTTCAGTAATCACCTCAAGAAACTCTTTTTTCATACGCACGTTCTCAAGCAAGAAATACTTAGGCTTGATTGCTTTGAGCAGACGTATGAACTCAAAGAAGAGAGCAGATCTAGGATCGTCAAAAGCGAGTTGCTTGCCAGCGAAACTAAATCCTTGGCATGGCGAACCAGCGAGTATTAGATCCACGTCCATAAAATCTTTGGCGTCTATATCACATACATCGCCGAGCTGAACAGTGTCCGGGAAGTTCTTTTGGGTAATCTGGATTGCGTACTTATCAATCTCAGACGCGTAATACTTATCGACTTTGATGCCGAGTTTGGAGAGTGCGATTTGACCGCAACTCATTCCGTCAAACAAACTTAATACTTTCATGTTTACTCCTTATGTTTAATTGTAAATTAATATTTTGTTACTCACCAGACAACAATAACAGAATAATAAATATTTGCAAATGTTTGCAACATACAATATATTGGTCGTGTGTTACACAAAGGAGAAAAAATGAACAAACCAAAAAGGTATTCTTTTCACTTCCAATCGGAACTTCATCCAGAAGAAATCCATTGGCGTTACACGGACGAGGCCGACCATGCTGCGAACTTCCATAAGACGTTCAAGCCTAAAGTGTCGGACTTGATTATATTAACCAAACTTCCGAGACAACTGAGTCGTGATATTCGACATGAGTTGTTAGCGGATTTATTAAATCAGGAGTGACTATGAAAATAGATAACTTGAGACCTGGCATGGTCTTTGAAAAAATAAAAACTGCCAACTTCAAAGCAAAGTCCAAGACACCTATCAAGGACGATTTGTATGAAGTCGTTAAAGTTGAAAACAACAATACGAGTGGTTATAGCATGACCGCTATTTGGATGGGCAACTTGACAACAAACGAGGGTTGTATGGTCGACATAACAACGCTTAATAATCCAGGTGAATGGAAACATCACGATAACGCTTATGTGACAGAAAAGCATCAAATCGTGAAAGAGGTCAGCTTCGTTGACCGAGATCCATACATTATTGTGACCAGCAAAACAGTTCCAATCGATAAACCTATTGATGAACCAAAGGCACAAGTGCCAGAGGTGAAACAAGAAGAAGTTGAGGATGTTTCACATGAAACACAATCACCGACAAAGATTGTAGATATTAAGAAAATCATCAACGTGCATCCAACAGAAGAAAGTAGGCCTAAAACGGAGGTAGAAGAAAATCCAGAGGTTATACTTCCTTATAGTAGTTATGCACAGCTGACATACGACGATCTTGAGTATCTTTGTGGAGCGGTTGCTTTTTCTTTTAATCTGCATAAATCTAAAATACCAAATCCAGGATCTAAGTCTGCCTTGGTTCACGCACAAGAACTGAGCGCATTTAGAGACGGCTACACGATACGACAAGTTAGAAACTTAGGTCTTCGTATCAAAATGACACCTAACGCCAAACAAGAAGTGTGTAGCTATCAAACAGTTATAAAAAGATTAATGCAAGCTATAGTATGGTACGGACGTGCTGACGAACGTAAAATACTAAGACAATCAGGAGCGAAATAATGCCTAGTTATGTGAAAAATGTTGTCACAGTACAACACAAAGATCCGAAAGAAATATTGCGTGCCATGGATGGCGAGGATGGTGCGTTTGATTTTAATAATCTAGTCCCAATGCCAGACGAGTTGAAAGGCATACAATGTGTCCATGACGGCGCGGACGATGTGTTCTATAGATTAGAAGATCTTGAAGACGCACAAGACAATGACTTGGCTTTTGGCGGTTTACCTGGAGATTTTCCTTTACCCAAAGTACCAACAAAAGAATGGCTCCAAGATAATAAATTGGACGCTTTTACAGTCAAAAGGCTTATTAAGGATTACGGAGCTGTTTATTGGTATGAGTGGTGCATACATAATTGGGGCACTAAATGGCCAGCTTCGGAGGTCAAGCATAGCGTTATAGGAGACAGAATAGTCTTTAGTTTCTTTACCGCATGGGATCCGCCCTTTCCTGTAATCCGAAAATTTTTTGAGTTTGCTAAAGGTAAGTCCGCTAACGTAAGGTGGCAATACGAATACGAAGGTGGCTTCCCGGACGATCAAATTCACACCATAGAAAAGTTGGAGGAGATATGAGTAAACCTACACACATATCCAGTTTTCTTTATCCTGTGGTCAAAGACATCTTTGTTCGGTATCTGCAAAACAAACATCAGATGCCTTACAAAGACATCCAGGTGAAAGATTTGTCGGATGCTGACTTGCTTAGATGGAAGTCTATAGAGAATCTTAACAACGTAAAGCTAGGTGTAAACCTAGGCGACGTGAAAAGAAATATAGTACATTAAGCTAGTGAGTAAAAAAGAAAAAGTAGACTTCGAGCCTTGGGAAGCTGCTCGTGCATGGCGGTTGATTTGCAACGATGAAATAGAAAAACGTGAAGATCAACTGCCGAGCACCAACAACCCAATAGACAGAAACGAGCTACTAAAAGAAATTGATGCTTTGCATGAGTTAGCCGATCAAGCTAACGAGAGAGCGAACGAACTAATTGAAAGATTGGAAAGGGGGGAATGACCATGGACATGAAAAAAGCTGAACAAACTTGGAGAGAGTCTTGCCCAGATGAAGCTAAAGGTTTAGTAACCAAACGTAGCAAACGCAAATACGCTAGGCTAACTAAAAGTTTAGTGGAGAAAAGAATCATGGAAGCCCAGGGCTTTAAAACCAAAATGATTGGTGGCTACATAGTAGGCACTAAGTTTAAATAGTGAGAAACAATTATGAAAAAAAATAAAACAGAAGATCAAGCATTTTTAGATGCAGATTTTAACAACATTATGTATGAAAAGTATGGAAAAAAATGGACCGAGTTCCAAGAGCAAGAAGTAAAAAGAATAGAGAAAGAACAGTTAGTTTCAATAGACAACGTAATATTTGAGCCTATGCCTAAAAGGCCTTATCCGCGAGACAAGTATATTTACGAGGACGAAAATTATAGAGCAAAACAAGATATGATTTACCTAGAAAAACTAGGTAGGACTATTGAAAGAACTTCTATTGCGTTTATTTTATTGTCTTTGATTGGGTTATTAGCGATCTTTGTTTGGGCATTTAATTAAGGAATAGACATGGCAAGAAAAAAAAAGAGGAGGCGTAGTGAAACCAACAACTGCGAACAAAACAGGTCGAGCAACAAAGCAGGATGTTGTTATGACACCCTATTACACAGCAAAGTGGATAGTTGAACATTTTGGACCACAAGGCAAAATGTTAGAACCTTGTCGTGGCGATGGTGCATTTTATAAAGCAATGCAAGAATACAATCATGGACTCAAAGGTTTATCTGTAGAGGTTGCAGATGTTGATTGGTGTGAAATATCAGAAGGCAAAGATTTCTTTAATTACAATGGTAAAGTCGATTGGATAATTACTAATCCCCCTTATAGTATATTCGATGATTTTTTAGACAAGGCATTTGAAGTTGCAGACAATGTTGTGATGTTTGTGCCCTTTTCTAAATTGTTCAAATCAAAAGGCAACGACCAATCAGTTATGAAATATGGCGATGTAAAAGAAATTGTTAATTTAGGCACTGGTAATACTCATGGGTTTCCTGTTGGGTTTATGGTTGGTGCAATACATTATCAACGAAATTACAAAGGCGATATAAAATTTTCAAGGAATTATTGAAGAATAAAAAAACTTACGAAATGGAAATTAATTATGGCAAGAAAAAAGAAAATATCTAAAAGACAAAAAGTATTTAATTTTGTTGATAATACGATAGATTTGTTACAAGAAAATTGGAAAAGATATACATTAGTATCTTTCTTTTTAATCGCATTTGGTTTTGTAGGCTATCTCACCTTCTTTTGGATAGATACAGTGGAAAGCATAAGGTTAGTAATTAATTATAGTTAGTGTGCCCAGGATCCCACTGCTTAATTTTATGGATAAAAAGGATTTTGATTTCGTTCAAAATATCTATCTAACCATGAAGGCTTTTATGCCTGAGAACACAATTATGGATCTTAGGTCGCACTGGCGCGACAACAAACGTGCCCTGACGCTCTTAGAGAAAATGGATCCTAAGTTACACGCGCAGTTGATTGAGGATTTTAAGATCCGGAAAGCTGAGATCCACGAAAAAAACTTTGGTAATAAGGAGCCTAACGAAAAGGCGGCCCGGTAAACCAGGCAACAACTACAAATCTTTCTCCCTTAGTAATCGGTTTGACCTTGTGACTCAAGAAGGAGCTAAATATCACAGCTTCACCTGTTTCAGGCCGCTTGCACATTTCATTCTCGTTGTACCTAAAGCATATCTCGCCGCCTTCAAAATTATCGTTTAGAAGCAAGCTCATACTTATCTTGCGGTTTGCAGCTGTGCCCTCTGGTCCTATGTCCATGTGGTACTGATAGCCGCTAGAAGGGGCTTTATAGGTGATTATTTGGGCTTTTTCTATGCCATTTATGTCGTATTTGAAGTATTTATTGGCTGAAACGGCGATTTTATTAAGGATCTTATACAAACGCTCCTGATTTTGGTCTATAAACCGGATTTCTGCGTCCCGAACGGCTTTTTTTTCCGTGTTTTCGCCCTGGTCATGTATTTTTGCGGGTTCCGGATCTGTTTCTACCAGGTAATCCAGGAATAGATCTACTTCCTCCCGGTCCAGCAACAGGCTTGTGGCCCCGTGCCTGGGTAAATTACTCGTCTTCGTCTGCATGGTAGTTCAAAGTAAGCTCCTCACCAGCTCGGATGGTCCTCATCGTGTAAATATTAAATATTCTGTAATCATCCCAATCCATTTTCTCAATCAAACAGCAATTAGGATCTGTAGAATGGTTCACAAAACCACCAAGAGGCGTTCTTATGTAACCTTTGATAATCGGAACCTTGATATGAGTCATGCCAAGATCTTTATGACCTTCAATCCTTTCTTTCGCAAAGACTCCGGATCCTTCTATATCACTTTCGCGGACCACAAGGTTTTCCGGTAACGGCTTGTAGTAAAACTTATTGAACTGATAATCCATGCTCATTCTCTCCGTATTCGCTCCAATTCTTTTTCAGCGTGTCTAACCAGTCTTCAATAGACATGATGCAGATTTTGTCGTTCTCCCTGGGCCACTCCAGGTTGATCGCGTATAGCGGTATGCACACACGAATGGGTTTGCGGTTGAACTTAAAAATGAGAACCGGGATGTTATGTTCTGCGCTCTCGCACACTTGATTCCACCAAGCGGACTTGAGCCAATCTCCTTCTTTGTAATGCTTACATTCGACAGAATGGTAAGGGATGTTTAGATCGCATAGATCTTTTTGTTGGTATTGGTCCAGGTTACGTTTCGTTTCGTAATCGATGCCGTTGTCCTGGAAGAAACCATTTAGGATCTTCGCTATATCACGCTCAAACTGAGCTCCCTTATTTCTGCTGTTGATAGGCATTGCAAGAGTGTCTCAAAATTTGCACAAAATTACAATCGGAAGGAATCATTTTTTTTGGGCATCTTATGTGTAAAACCTAGTTATATTTACATACGCATACGTCGGCTGGCTCCTGGGGGTGTGGGGCCCCAAAAAAAGCAAAAACCAGGGAAAAAACCGGTCCCAAGGGACTCCAATTTGTTACGCGTTACTGTTGTGCTCACAAGTTGCACATAGTTGCAGAAAGATGTGCATGTAAATACACAGAAAAAAGCCTGTAAAATCAATAACTTACGAGCTTTTTTATTTTTTTATGAAAATATTTTTATCCTGGCTGAGAAAGCCCCAAAACAAAGTTGCAGATCTATTTATCTTTTGGCGAGTAGTTGCCTTTGTCTGCTCCTAAAAGCTGGCCCAATCTTTCCTTAATATCCTCTCTGGACATCTTCTCCAGGTTAGCATTGATATTAATGTTCTGAGATCTATTGATCGATAGTCCGGCAAGCTGGTTGAGCTCCTTGATCGCAGAAACCGCAGCATTAAACTGTCCATTGTCGTATGCTTTCTCCATGACCTTCCACAACATTGTCCCGGTCTTCTGTGGAGTTATCGCATACTTCTCTGCGAGCTCGTCTTGTTTGATCCGGATGGCCTTAACCACATTAGGAAAGTCCTTACCATTTAATAGTTTGTTTGCTGACTGACTTGGAAACTCATACCCAGCTTTCCTGGCAGCTTCGGTCATACCGCATGCACCTTCGGTGTAGTGCCAGACGAAGCTGGCTTGCATTTCGGTCAAGCCATGTTCTTCATCCTTATCAAACTGTACTGGCGTTTCTACTATTTTATCTTTTTGCTTTCTTGGTCTTCCCATATCAGATCTCCATTAAACAGGGTACAGAGGGTAGTGTATAGCCTTTTCTAAATACCTTAAATGCAACCCATAAGAATACGCTACTGTAGCTATTACTCATTACTCTCTTTACTTTACTATACACTATACCCTTATATATCTATAAACCAGGTAAATAAAGGGTTTACAACAGTGCACAGCTAATCCTTACTATACCCTTTGTTATACCCTTCAAACATAAGCCTTAACAAACATACGCAACCATTAGCATATATTCACACAGGCACTCATCACCACCTAACCCATCAATCAGTGCACCATACACTCCAATCACGACCGCCATCCCCTCCAACTTAACAACAGATCCACCATCTTGACGATGGCAACCAGGGGCATAATCATAGCCACAACCAACAACGCAACACCCAGGGCAAGCACGACAAACCATGCCATAAACCACTCACGCACCGCGACACTAATCATTCCAATTACCTCCGATTGAACCAATCGATTCGTCTTCGACGGCCTTGTAATCTAAGTCATAGATCTTCTTGCCGTTACTCCTACGGGGTTCGATGCCTCTCTCGTGTAAGACACGACTCGCTTCTTTGAAGTCGGGCATCCTCGGTGCCTTGATACCAAGATCTCGTAGCAGCTTAGTCATTTGTACTGGCTTCGCGTATTCACTGCCAAAGTTGACGTGCTCCAGGATAAGATCTTCAACGCTGGATTGTGTTCGATATGCCTCGTTACTGTCATGCAATAGCTCACGCTCGTCCGGTGATAAAAACCAATTCTTTTGACCAGGCACATACATAGTCTCTTTCACCTGGGCCCACAGCTGTTGCATGTTCACGCCATGATTGACATTGATGTCTCTCACCGCGAGAACCCAAAATCTACGATTACCCGACGTGTCCGTCAAAAACTCTCGCGCATTAACACTGGCGTAGAAAGCCGTACGTCGCTGATAGGTCGTGAAGGCTCGGTCATACGGCAGCCTCAGCTCGTCTGTCTTCGACGTTACAAATGCTTTCAGCTGGTCTATATCTGACTTCTTAAACGTCGACTCGATCTCGCCTAACTCCACAATCCAATGGCTAACCGCCCGCTTAACGCTGTCCTTATCCGATGGATTCAAGGTGGCACCTTCTAACAGCCAGCCTTTATTGTAGTCACATAGGCGCTTGAACCATAAGGTTTTACCGAGTCCTTGTGCTCCCTGTAGGACCAGGATGCCTTCGAGCTCAACGCCATTCTTTTCACAGGCCGCCGCGACACAAGAGATCAACCACTTTCTCAATAGCATTTCTTTTAGCTGCGCGGATTCCTCTGTTGTCAGCGATGCCATGAAGTCCGGCAGTCTGTCTGTTCCATCCCATGGCTCACTCTCTATCCACTCCTTAACAGGATTGTATTCTCTAGCGAGAACCTTGAGATAGTCTCGCACTTTAGTGTGCGGAATCCCCATGTTGATACAACGATCCTCTATCTCTATCAGGCTGGCTTCCTCGTGCATATCAGCAATGAACTCCATGTTGGGTATGTCTATCTCCATCTTTTTCTTTATGACGTTGTAGCGCACATCCACATCATGCACTTTCAGTACCCCACCTATATTGTCCTTGGTATTCAAGAAGCGTCCGTTGGCACTGCGATGAAAGTCATACTCGACCGGTACATCTATATTTTGGAGAATCACCTCACCTTCCAGCGCTTCCTCTGTTGCATGGTCGTTGTAGTCTCCCTTAGTCTCTGGCATCTGGACCTCGGCATAGCCGCCACTCTTCTGTATAAACGATGCAGCTTTCTTAGCCTCGTTCTCTCCTGTATTACTATCGTCATTGTCAGCCACGAATATGTGTTTATGGTCCGGGAAGTATTTATACATCACCTCGGCTACCTTAATTAAGTTGTATGCATCGAACGCGACGACAACCGGCTGGGAGCGGTCAGCGTATATAGAGGCCGCCGTAGCATACCCCTCTGCATAGTTAAGGCTGTCGGATGTATTGAAGATCTCTCTACCGAGAAGGAAAAAGCTACCGCTTTTTTTAGAACCAGTGAGAAAGCGTTTGTCTCCTTCCTCGCTAATATACTGTAGGCCAACGATAGTGCCCTGGTCGTCCTTCAATGGTATCACCAAATTATTATGGCTATCTTTGCGTAAGCCGTAAGACAATACTTGTTTGTTCTGTAAGTATGGATGGATCTCAACTTCCTCACACCTATCCCAAATAGACTGAGATCTATGAGCGGCTTGTGTGTATTTTTCTTGTGTCTTTAGGTTGGCCTGGATTCTGAGCTGTTCAATCTCAGCTTTCTGTTCTTTGGTTAGTTTGTACTGTCCGCTGTTTTCTGGTTTCCAGGTCGCCGTGGGTTGGTCCGCGCTATAGCGATAATCGCCTATGCGTCCAAAGGGTGATGATTGGTCAAGCCAGGCTTGATACCAACCCACGAACTTCCTTTGATTCCCGACGTTGATGTATGCTCGACCGATTGAGCCGTCAGTTACCAAACCTTTTTTCGGATCCGGTTCATAGTTATTGCTTGCTAAGAAGTCCCGGAACTGAGAAATGTAATCTTTTGTGAAGGGGGCGTTTTTATTTTTAGTCGGTCCTGTTATTTTTAATGACATCAATCATTCCTTATTTTTGGTGTTTGCTTTGCTTTGCAAATGTCTGTAAGATATTACAGATATTTATTTTAATATGCAATCATAACACGAGGAGATTTTATGAGTTTAACAATAACTGACAAAGGTGGGAATGACGATTTCCCAAAATTAGAAAAAGGCACCTACGAAGGAACCTTATATTCTATCGTTGACCTGGGCACTAAAGAATATAAGTTTGGTAACGACGAGCCAAAGAAACAACACAAAGTATCTCTGGCTTTCGAAGTAACCAGAGCTGTAGATCCAGACAACAACCAGGTAGACATGGAGGACGGACGACCTTTCGCTGTGTCTAAAAAATATACACTGTCATTACATGAGAAGGCAGCACTGCGACAAGACATTGAATCTTGGCGCGGCAAAAGTCTTAACGACGATGAGTTAGCTGGATTTGACCTGGTAGGTTTATTAGGACATACAGCCAAGATAGAGGTGGACCACACAAACCCAATGCCGGATGGCACAGGTGGAGGTAATCCAAAAATAAAAGCATTGCGTGAGCCAGCTGGTGGTACAGAGAAGGTGGCCACTAAGAATGAACAAAGAGCTTTTGACCTGGAGGTTTATTGTGCTGAGTTTAATGGTGGCAGTAACGACAAAACAAAAGCAATGTGCGATGTGTTTGACGGATTACCAGCCTGGCAACAAAAAGAAATAGAAGAAAGTTTTGAGCTCCTAGCAGCAAAAGAAAGTGATAGTGAACCAAGAACAGTTAGCACTGGAGCTGCAAGCGACAACTTAGAAACGATATCTGAGGAAGCGTCTGAGGGATTGAAAGACGAAGACATCCCATTTTAGTTCTCGGTAGGCGGCCGATTACTCCTTGTGTCTCACAGCAAAAGATAGCAAGGCCGTCTACCACCCCCAACATGTATCAAGATAAAGCAAAAGAAATAGCAGAACTCCTAGATGTAAAAGGTAGTGACTACATCAACCCGGATGCGTTTTTTTTGCAGTTAGCCAATGCCTGGAGCGGGTTACTAGGCATTGAGCTAACACCCCAACAATGCTGTGCCATGATGATTGTCTTCAAGTCTTGTAGGCTCGTGAACAATCCAGGGCACGTCGACACAGCGGACGATTTAGTCGGCTACTCACTGATAGCCACAGAGTTAGCTGAAAAAGAATAACCGGTGATTAGTTGACCGGTAAAAACTATGGAGAAAAAAATGCAAGATTTTGAATTAGGAATATACGAAGATCTAAGTTACGAAGACTATGACGCTATAAGCTATAAAGGTAAAAAGGCCAGAAGATCTCACGATCTAACAGCGGCCAGTAAATGTCCTTACAGCTGGAAAAACCAAAAGGCCTTGGAACAAACGCCAGCGCTTCTGGAAGGCAGAGTACAACACACCACGTTCTTAGAGCACCATAAGTTTGATACAGAGTTTGTAATACAACCCAATGTGGATAGAAGGACCAAAGCCGGCAAAGCAGACTACGAAGACTTCTTAGCGTCTGTAGGCAACCGCACACCAATCACCCAGGATCTATACGATCTTTGCATGAAACGCCGGGAGCTCGTCAAAGAATACATACCAAGCGAAACCGATAAGGTAGAACTGACTTTAGTTTTTGAATGGCATGGCGAGCCGTTTAAGGCACGAATGGATTGGTATGATGGTGAGTATGTATGGGATCTTAAAACGTGCCGTGATGCGTCTCCCAGGGGCTTTAAACAGGCTATAAATGCTTTCAACTATCACATGCAAGCTGCGCTATATGTAGATGCTGCCAGGGCCTTAGATCTACCGGCTAAAGGGTTTAAGTTCCTGGCACAAGAAAAACAGGATCCGCACCCCTTTGTGGTTTACTCCATGCACCCGGAGGCATTGAAGTATGGACAAGCTAAAAACCAACAAGCGCTGAAAACAATACTAGAGTGTGAGGCAAAAGACGAATACAAACCTTACAACCTGGATGGTGAGCAAGAGATCGGACTAAAAGATCTTTACTAAAAAAAGGAGGCTTACGCCTCCTCTTTTTCAAACAGTGATTCATTGGCCCCCCAATGGGTAACGCTCGCGTTACATACGGAGGCGGGGCACTTCATTCATCGGGATTGCGCCACCTGTTTGAGCAGCTCCAGGGTGCCTCCGTTAATCTGCAAAATCCTCTGCAATTTCTCTTGTTTCGTCTAACCAATCTAATGTTTTGACCACCTCGTCAAACAAACCTTTATGTTGAGAATACTTACCCAAGTGAGTAACCGCCTTCAATTCATTCGGCTTGTTTTTGACTTTCACTAATACAAGATCTTCTTTCACACTACCTCCTTACAGTTGCATTTTAAATAAACAGTTTTTTCTGGCTTTGGATTACCAAAGCAATCCTCGAAAGTAATCTTTCTTTTGCCAGTGCCTAGACATTCTTTGCACATGTTGTCGTACACTTTTGCAAATCCGTCTTTAAGTTTCTTTGACATGGCTTTATCTTCTTTGCCATTCTCGTCATAGCTAATTACATCAAACATCACACCACCTCCTTTTTTTCTTGTGTTCTTTGCTCCTTAGCGGCTGCTAGGTGGGCAACTGTATTACAATACCAATAAGCGTCAGTTTCATACCAATCGTCAGTTTCACAAGCCTGGTACATATATTCCTTAATCAAGCCGTATAGTTTCATCGGCTTCAAGAAAGGTTGTAGTTTGTTACCACACTCTCTAGCTCTTTCTATGTATAGCTCAACATGTTCAGCAGAGTCTAAGAAACCGCCGGCAACTCTACCTTCTTTTGGGTATCTAGCTTGGCAACTGGCAATGTTTTGTAACGCCAACATTTCAGCCAAATCCCCAGCATTTTTTAGTACAACCTTTTTTGTAACCGGGTTGTAAAACCTACCATTGCTGTCATATGTTAAGCCTCTAAAATTTGCCACTGCTATGGCCCCGATCTCCTCTTCATTCATTAAGTAACAACTCATTACACTACCTCCTTAACAATTTTTGTATTGATTACACTTGGGAACTTACCGCCCTCGGTCCTTACGTTATAGCCGTTAGCTAACTCGAAATAGACTCTGCCGGTCCTGGCACAGTGTCCAGTAACTACGACTGGTTCGTCCTCATTGTGACAATCTCTTTTGTAACCGATCTTCACATCGGCTCCTGTCTCTCTGCAAACTAACTTAGTTGCATTACCCATTATGTCTGCCATTACACTACCTCCAATAATTTGATGATTGCGTCAACCGCAAAGATGAACGCAACCATATTGAACAACGCAACGGGCAAGGCCCAATGCTCTAGGATGTTTAACACTTTTATCATTTCTCCTCCTTTTTGGTTTTTAATAACATGTCTCACATGACTATATTATCAAAAGTTGCAACTATGTGCAACTATTTATAGAGGATATTTTTAGATTATTTCTTCGTACAAATCGACGATTCTTTTGGCGTTGTTCAGCCAAAAAACCAACAGGTATCTATCACCAGATTCGACCGGCAAACCTTTGTGTAGATGTGTGAAGCTGGGGAAAAACAGTGCATGGCCTGTGGGTAATGGCGCTATCTCCCCATAGTTATGAAAGGCGGTCCCTCCACCAACATACTTGCCAGTGTTCAAAGGAACCACGACGGATATGTCCGAGCTTTCGTCGTGATGCCAGGATCCTTGTTTCTTATCTTTCAAATTGTAGTTAGCTATCTGTATGGTAGCCGGGTCCGCACAGTCTCTTTGCCAGATGGCGTTGAATATAGGATTCAGTACAGTCTGGACCACGAACCACATACTGCGATAGAGCTCTGGCGCGTGTTCACGCAAAACGATCTCAGGGATCTGGCGGAGCTCGTCTTCATCCTCGTTCGGTTGAAATCCTATCTCTCGCTTCATGTGTTCTATTTCCTTCATAAGCAACGAACAAAACTTTCTACGAAACAAAGGAACCTTATATATATCGGGGTGGATTTTTTTCACCACATCATGCACAGGAGTTTTACCCATGGCCTCTACACCTTCGCCAGCTTTAAACTTTATAATCTTGGGTACCGAGTCTTGCACTGCTTGGTAAGTAGTATGATTTATCATCCAATGCGACTGCATGCTTAATAAATAGTTTTTTACCTGGTACATAGTTAGGAGTATATCAGATCAATACTAATATTTATTTGTATATTTCTGCAAAATTTTATAGAATGGAGCACATGATTACAGAATCAGATACAATACAGACGAAAAAAGACGGCAAAGAAATAAGGAAAAGTCTTGCTGTAGATCCGGCAACTTACGATCTTTTGGAGGAAATCTGCATTATGGAGAACAGATCTAAAATAGATCAGCTCAAACGCTTAATACAGAAAGAGCACAAAAAACTAAGTGCGGAGCTAGGCCATGAATTTGTTTAACAAAGCAAAGCCTAAGAAGTCTGTGCCTCAATCCTACAAGCCTGTGCTTGAAGCACAAGAGGTTATAGATCTGTTTAGTCGACTTACCCTACACCAACAAGCAGCCCTTATGAGGCTCATATCGCGTAATTTAGAGGTAAATGTAGGTGGAGGTACCTATATGGGTTACGATCTCGATTATGAGGTTGTAGGGGCGATTATAAGCGCCACAGAATCAGAATCCTAAGATCTTTTCTTTCTGGCCGTCCTGGTCCTAGCAAAAGATCTATTCTTACTTTTAGCCATAGACTTTAGATTACCCCGACTGTTATTCATTGGGTTCCCGTCCCTATGATGTATGTCCATGCCATCGCCCTTCTTGGCTTTACCTATCTTGACTGCTAAACGCCTGGCTTTATTCCTGGAAGATCTCTTTTTGATTTGTTCTGGCTTGGAGTGATAGTTTGCATACTCTTTGGCATAATCCCTGGCCATACTAAACTAAGGATCCAATGCCACCCGCTTCGCGCATTGCGATCTCTCGATCCCTTTCATCTGGCAAAACTGTCGGCGACATAGCCAGCTGTCTATCTGGATCTGCAACTGTGGGCATGGTGAAATCTGTTATTTGTTCTGCCAAGTTTGTGTCTGGTAACAATTTACCCGCTATCTCTGGATTAGTTACTTCACGAAACGCTTGTTCGTTTGGTGCCGGAGTAGTTACCGGAAGAGCAGACTTAGAGTTTTGAGTAGGCACCCTTTCAATAGTATCTCCGGTCAAACCCTCTGTTATGGCTCTTACCTCTTCCCTAATATCTGGATTAAGCTCATAAATTTGGTACAAACGTCTGACGTGTTGACCAAAACTTTGTGGATCATAAGCAGCCTTCTCAACACCTTCGGACAGCCACCTTACAAAAGAAGGGTTAGTCATTAATTTAGCAGACATAGCTGGAGCTATCAAAGCGCTAAAACCATATTCAAAACCCTCAGATCCAATCATTTGACCGAAAGCTGCATCACCGGCACCAATACCGAACATACTTAAAGCACCCAAAACTCTAGCGGTTCCACTAGGATTAGCCATTTGATCTGCCGCCACTCCTATACGCTGCACAGTATCAACCAAAGCATCTAGCTCAGGTATTAATTTTTCATGTTCGGTTCCTCTAAATAAGGCTTCCTTAGCTTCAAAACTCAAAGTGTTCCAATTATTTATAAAAGTTTTTGGACTAAAGCCTTGTTGAGCTAAAACTTCTGCACCTTCTGTAGCCGCTTCTTCACCTAATGCTACCGCAGTTCTTCTACTGGCTGTAGGCAAACCCATTTTGCCTAGTAAGTAACCCGCCATTACATTATATTCGTCCTCGTTCAAGAGACTCTTTAATTTAATAAGATCTTCGCCGCCGTCTTTAGCTCCGCTTTCTACATACTTCAAAGCTGCTGTAGCTCTTGCACCGCCTTTTTTTATAAGATTGTCAAGATAAGTTATACCGCCGGCTTTACCGGTATTGGCTTTGACAAAATCATTGGCAGCCTTATAAGCCGCGCTGGCATCGTCACCACCCTTTGCTATAAGAGCATCAAGGTCTTTGACTACATAACCATACAATTCTTTTATCTTAGCGTCCGCACCACCTAACTTAGCCCCAGCTGATTCCGCCGAAGCTAAATTTCTACCTAGACTAACTTTGAAATCTTTGAGTTGTTTGTAAGTCAATACGCCATCCCCAGCGTCTTTTAAGACTTTTTCTGCCATGCGTATAGCTGGATTTACAAAATCTGCTCCTGTAGCAGTTTTTGATTGTGCTAAATATTTTTTTGTGAACGCTTGCACGTTTGCGGCATCTGAAACTATGCTGTCTGGCATAAATGGTGTAACCTCGTCGTACAGCCTAGTAACCTCTATGTCATATCTTTCTCTTGCTGCTCTAGCGCCAGCCATTAATTCTTCTGCTGCTTCTGCTGTGGTTCTTACACCTCCGTATTTAGTGGCCAAATCTCTAGTGAAATTATCCATTTGATTAATTACCTGGGCAGCATTTTCGTGCATAATTTTTGTAGATGTTGGAGCTGCCGCCAGAGCCGACTCCATCAAATTTATTGTTGGATTAGCTGTAACCATTCCAGCAGAGGGATCTGTAATGCCTATAGTTTCCATGTTTTTCAATGCTACTTTTGCTTCGGGAGCTGTAGCGCCGGTCATGTATCTTACTGCGCCCCCTCCTAAATGTTTTACACCTAACGCAAGTTTATTGATTACTGGACCTAGTATCATGTTTGCCGCTGCTGTGGTGCCCGTATCAAACAATCTTTCCGCTCCTGATCTATTGTCCTCGGTTTCACCAAAATAATTCAATATACCTATGTAGCTTTCTCTTGCCGCAGCGCTACCTAAACCTTCGCCCACCACAATACCAGCGCCTATACCAGCTATGCTTGGTGCTGCAAGTGTCCCTCCAGCTACAGCTCCACTTATAGCTCCAGCTGTTTCAGCTATCTCTGGACCTATATCTACAAAATCTCTCAATCCAGGAACAGACATACCAAATAATCTTAGATCTTCGTCAAACAAAGTAAGCTGACCTGTTTCTGGATTTGTATAAACAAAATTACCAAAACCAAATTTAGCTATGCCATGTTGAGGATCTATAGCTTGCACCGGAACAGCATCAGGATAAAAGTTTTTCAAAGTCAACAACCTGTCTTCTTCTGTTTGAGCCGCACTTACGGCTGCTCTTACGTTAGCTGGTGCGCCTGTTTTAGTGTCTATAGATGCCAACAATCTTGCTTGAGCAATTTGGTCAATCAGATCGTCCTCATAGTTTCCAGCCTCTTGATTAGGCTCAACCATGGACAAAAGTATGGTATCGTCTAAACTTTCAAATCCGTCACTCATCCATCAAACCTCTTTCAATTAATTTTTGTCTTAACTCAGGATCGGTTTTTGCTCTTTTTCTCAACTCAGCAAGAGCTTCCTCTACGTTTAAACCAGATCCACCGGCCATTACAGCTTTCTTTACATCATCATAAGCCGCACCAGCCACGCCCTTCATCGCCTCTAAGGCATTGTTTCTAGCCTTTCTTTTTTGTAAGCGTGTGCCAGCATCTTCTCCAAACAACGGAAAGTAAGTGTTTTCTATCATGCCAAACTCGCTTTCGTTTATCTGAGCACCAGTTTCTTGTCTAAGTTGTGCCGATCCAAAATCTAATTTAGCGTTGTTGTATTGCATAAACCTGGGATCTAAAAATAAACGCTCTATTGCGTCCGGTATTATAGGAAAATTATCAACCAAAACATCTTTAAAATTTACAGGATCAAAACCAGAGTCTTCTAAGTCGTTGAGTATCTTACTGGCTATCTCCATCCTTACAGCAAAACCGGCCGCTTTGTTTTGTTCACCACTAAAAATACTTTTACGTTTTTCGGTGCCTGGAATAATAGGAGTTTGATCTGCCCTTTCTATTTGTTCCTCAGATATTGCTCTTATTGTCATTAGTCTAATACCACCTTGTTTCCGTCTGAATCTTCATAGATTTGTTTGCCAGTGCCTTTTTCTGTTTGTCCTGGAACTGGAGTATAAGTTTTCCCATCTATAACTTTAGGCCCAGCCACGCCAGCAGAATCAAAAGCACCCTCTATGTCTATACCAGGTATTCTTATTTGTCCTGTTTCTGTCTGTACTATACGTTCTTGTTTTGCTATCAGAAGTGCGATTGTATAATCTGGATTAGGTTTCATTTTTCCTGGATTGTCTGGATCCGGAACAGTTTTTAAAGAGGGGTTTTTTTCAGCTCTAGCTATGAAAGCCAAAGCCTTACCTCTCTCAGATCCACCAAAATCTGATCCGCTTTGCCCTTCTAAAGCAGCTTTGAACTGCATTTGTAATATTTCTTTTGACTGTGCTAATTGCTCTTGTCTGCGCGCTTCTACTTGTTTATAAGCTAAAACAGCCATTTCTTGTCTTATCTTGTCAGCTTCGGCACGTCTTTTCTGTGCCACTTCATTGAAGGATTGCAAGCCAGCTGTTAAACCGACACCAAATCCTCCTGGTGCCGCTGCGCCGGCAACTAACCCAGCACCTACTTCTGAGGCCAAATCAAAAAAATTTGCTTTCCTGGGTTGTGGAAATAAACCAGCAATTTGTTCTTGTTGGGCCTGTATGTCTGCTGCTGAAACCGGAGCAGCTTGTACTGCCCCATATATATTGATTATGTCTTCTGGAGTTAAAGAGGAAGGTATGCTTGCCTCGCCTCCATTTTCGAAGACATCTATCTGCTCAGGTATCTGTGCTCTCGAAATAGCCATTAGCCTCCTCCATATAAGTTACCTAGTGCTCCGAGAGTTGATAAACCGGTTCCTATGCCCACTTGCATTGGACTAGGCGGCGGTGCGAAGTCTGTCACAGTCTGGAACTGTCCAGCTGGTGCCATACTTACGAATGGTGCTAACGCTTGGTACTGAGCCAATGGTGCTTGTTGTGCTTGTAACTGGTTCCTTCTTTGTGCGTCTAGTTGTGCTTGTGAAAGAGCTTGTTGTTGTGTGCCCATGCCGTAAAGCTGTGCTACATCCGCTGCGCTTGCACCTTGAGCTTGCGCTCCTAAGCCTTGTAATGCAGATCCTAAACCAAACTGAGCGGCTTGTTGTCTTTGTGCCAACTGTGATTCCATACCACCTAATCCAGTCAAAGCTCCAGCCAACGCTTGTTGTCCTGTAAATCCTTGCCCGGTTAAACCCGCCAATCCAGAAGCCGCAGCTCTTTCTGCTGCTCTTTGTCTAGCAAACTCACCTAAACCTGTCTGTTGGGCCTCAGAGAAGCCTCTAGCGCGTATTCCGCCCAAAGCCTCAGCTAAACCTCTACCGAGGGCTTCTTGACGCTCAGAAGCGCCTAAACGCGCTCTGGAGCCAAATGCTGACTCACCGCCTCTTCCAATATCACCAGCTCTGGCAGCAATGTCTTGTTTTGCCCCGGCTTCCATAATATCGTCTATTGTTTGTTGTACGACTCTATCTTCAAAAGGATTGTAAAATCTGTCAGTCATGCCCTGGTCATAACCACCTATGGTTCCTCTCAGTATGTCAGCCGACTCACCCAAACCACGTTGTAACTGGCCTACGCCAGTTCTTGTTGCTTGTAAACCCTCACCCGCTAAACCTCTGGCTCTACCGAATCCAGATCTTAGCGCATCTATACCTTGCCCAAAAGCGCCTTCAGCGCCACTTATGAAACGATCTTGGATGCCAACACCTTGTCTGGCAAGCTCTTGAGCTCTGAGTTGATCTGGAGAAAAACCAGCTACTTGTTCTTCTATTACTACTGGCTTGCCTTCTTCATCGAAGAAAACCTTTTCGGCAGCTCGCATAGCGCCTGGTATAAATCCACCTTCTCCACCCAAACCAAATAATAATTGTTCTGTTAAAGGATCTAATCCTGTGGCTACCTGTCTAACACTAGGCACAAAAGGCATATCCTCTCTTGGTGCTGGTGGAGGTGTATATGTTGGGGGAGGTATATCAATTGGCATTGTTTTAATACCACCCGGTAAAGTTCCGCCTTGCGTCGGATCAAAGCCAGCACCTACTGTTTCTACTGGAGTTGGTGTTGTTACAGGTGGTGGAGTTACAAGGCTACCTGTGCCCGGAAGATCTGGTAATGTTGTAGCTGGTAATTCTGGAAAAGAAGGTCCTCCTGGAAATCCAACGCCCATTTCCATAATCTTGGGTGTTCCATCTGGATTAAAAAAATCAGGATTGGCAGTATCTAAAGAGGGTGTAATTGCTGGTGTAGATACTTGTGGAGTTATACCAGCAGCTAATAAATTAGCATTAACCTCTTCCATGTTTATTTCGGGAATCTGAACTGTTTGTCCATTCGGCAAAGTGATAGTTTGCATAGGTAACATTGAACCAATACCGCCTATCTGTGTAGGCAGAGGCGTTGTTTGTGGTCTAATGACTGGTAAAGATGGATCTAAGGGTAAGCTCTTAATTCTTTTTATTCTTTTATTTATTCCTATAGCCATATCTTATGAGGGTTGTGCTTGGCCGCTAAAGGTGTCCATAACCTTATACATAACGTCCATGCCTCTCTCCCTATCCTCCTCTAAACTTGGTACTAAGTTAATGATACCGCCTGGTTCTGTTTTCATTTCATAAGAACCAGCGCCCCTAACTGCTCTCGCTGTCATTACAAACTCGCCGTCTGATAGCATAGCTGGTATATCGTCACTTTTTTCTGTCCCTGGACCATTTATGTCACCATCCATTCTAGGAAACTGGCTCGGATCTAATTCACCGCCTTCTTGCATGGCTACGGCTCCACCTTGTGCGTAAGCCATAATCGGACCACCGCCCATCATAGCCATCATAGGTCCAATGCCTTTGCTTTTAGTTTCTTGTTTAGGCATCAAAGATTGTATAACTCTTTTTCTTGCGTTTGATTTTTCAAGTATTGTACTTTGTGAATCTCCGGGTTTAGGCATGTAAGTACGCATTACAAAGTCTAGTTCATCATCTGTAATCACAGCTCCGGATTCAACACGCAATAATGCACCAGCAAAATCGTTTGCTGCTTTTTCAAAATCCAAAACTCTTTCGGATCTAAACATATCTTCTATCGATTCTGGCAACAGAGCTTGTATCATGGTATCTCTCATGCCGCCTGGAGGTAATTGCCTTTCATTTACTACAGCGCCCGTCTCTCTTCTGGTTGGCACCATGGCATCTATTTTGTCGTCTGCCATTTTCATACGCATAGCAAAGCCACTCATTCTGTTAGCCATTTCTCCGCCGTCTTGCATACCTCTAGCCATACCGCCTTGTAATTCTTCTATGGCACCGCCCAAAGCTGCTTGTCTTGGTTGTCCGCCTGATAACACAGGCAAAGTGCCTTCTGGCAGTAAACCAAACTCAACCGGGTTAGGTCTTGCTTGGCCCATTCTTCTGGCTATCTCAGCTTCTATGTTGTATCTGCCCGTGGGGCTCATAGTTGTTAATGGTGTTAAAGCTGCGCCTTTTTGTTTTTTAGCATCCTCAAAAGCCAACTTGCCTAAACCAGCAGATAAAGCACCAATCCCAGCTAATTTAGCAAAGTTGCCAAAACCACCTCCGCCAGCTCCGCCAGTTCCGCCACCTAGAATGTTACTTAATATACCACCTCTTTGTTGCACTGGATTGCCTTGCGCGTCATACAACTGTTGTTGTTGACCTCCGCCAAATATACTACCCACGTTGCTCATAAAACCTGTGCTTGCGCCACCGGCTGCTAAATTTTCTAAATACCTTAATTGTCCGGGAGCCTTTGCTTCCATAACCGCTCTTTGTTCGGGAGTAAAATTGTTCAGCAATGTTTGTGCGTTTTGAGCCTTTTGGTATGCCTCTACTTGAGCGGCAGTTCCACTACCTAATCCCAAGCGGTTCGCCAATCCTTTACCAGCTTCGGGACCACCCAAATAGGTTGATCCTGTTTCTCCAAACATACCACCACCAAGTAGGCCTGATTTTGTAGTTAAGGCATCAGCTATACCACCAAAACCTCCTGTGGTGCCACCAGCTATTGAAGAAATACCGGGTATTCCTAAATTAGCTATACCTCCAGCTACAGTGCTTCCTAGACTACCTAAAGCACCTCCTATACCTGGGATTTTAGTAGCTAAACCGCCTATACCGCCTAAAACACCACCTAAAGCAGTACCAACTCCAGGTATAAATGCAGCTATGGGAGCGACCTTCTTAACTACCTTTTTTAAACCTTTGGCAATCTTCTTGAGAAAAAACTGTTGTAATCCGGTGCCAGGGTTAAGTGAACCTATGCCTCCAACTACAGCTTCTTCCGGGTTAATACCCTCTGCTTTAAATTTATTTTCTATTGTCGTGGCAAATTTGTCGTCGTCCAAAAACTCAGGAGGTAAGATAACTTCACCGAGACGAACGTGAGCAAGTTCAGTATCTTCTTCCAAACCTTGCGCTCTTAGCTCCTGAGCTAACGGGCCTAGAGGAGCGGACTCTAACGCTGCCTCTTGTTTTAATAATCTGTCTAATGTCTCTTGATCTTCTTGTGTAAATTCTGGCTGTTCTGTCATAGCTGTTGCTACTTGAAACTCAGGTGTATTTTGAAGCTCTGGCTGCTCTTGAGCTTTTTGTAAAAATGTCGTGGCAGTAGCCGTTTGACCGCCTCCAAAATCTATTCCTCTAGCACCCGGATCTCTTTGTGGTAATTTATATACTGCTCTTAAACTGTCTTCTAATGCACTCATGGTGTACTCACTGTTACTGTTCCTAAAATCATTGTAGCAGACAATCCAGTAGGGTAAGTTTGATGTTCGTAAAGATTTCTAAACTCTGTCCCGTCAAACCCCTGGTGAACCTCTGTTGTGGAGTTAAATATAATCGCTCCGGTAGCAAATTGCAATTCGCCGATCTCTGTAGAATTAAATATTTGTATGGCGTTTGGATCTACAGATCCTAAATTAAGCTCAAGTATCCTTACAAGTCTGTTGAAGGTATCAGCGTTTACTGTATCACCCTGGGCAAAAGGTAATCTTGTCTGTAGTAATTTACTCATCTATCTCCTACCAGACGGCTGTACTTCAACTCTTGTGTTACCCAACCTCCATTTGTAATTTTTGCGGTTTACCTCACTATTATCGTCGTCTGATTCAAACCGCAAAACAAACTGCCTTGCTCTGGTCCTTAACGAGCTAAATGTGCTCGAAGCTGTAATTTGTGAGGTTGAATCTGTTGATAAGGTAAGATTATTAAAATCTCTTCTTTTCACAACTACGTTTATGGTTGCATCTTGGCTTGTGCCTCTATCATTAACAAAAAGTATATCTGGCAGTATTTTTTTCAAAAACACAAAGTTATCACCATCCGATATATCAATATCAGCAGACTCCACGAACACTCCATCCATTGCGCTCTGGTCGTCATTAAATCCTTTTTCATGTTCATATATGAACTTAGTTGATGATGCCTCACCTCCAGCTACAGGTTTATCTAAAACACCAGCTGCTAACCAACTGTATCTTTCTAAGGATCCAACGCTCCAAGATTGTTCCTCGTAGTTATATATGACGTATCTAGATATTTCTGTCTCGTTATCAGTCAATGAAGGATAAAAAAACCAAACCTCAGAAAACTCCTCATTTAATCCAGCAAAGCACTTGAAGGCCTGTCCTTCATCAAGATCTGAGAAGACGTGATCTTGCACGGAACAAGGTATTTTTTGGACGGCTCCGTTATAAAAGTAAAAGCCTTTTTTAGACATATAAAAAACACCTCGCGGTGAATTGACTGCTGCTTTAGGACCAATCAATCCGGCACCTTCATTAATAAGATTTATAGCAAAAGTTAAAGGTGGTCCAATAAAATTCATTGAGTACAGAGAGGTATCTGTCCAAATCAACACCTCTTGTCTGGCTTTTAATCCACCGATTATCGATGAACCAGAGGAAAGTCTTAAAGATCCAGCTGTATTTGTTGTAAGAGGTTCAAACTCTAACTCGTTTTCTTGATCGCTAAACGCTACTAACATGGGATCAACGGATCCTGTCCTTGATCCACTACTAATCGGATCCGCACCTAAAACAATCAAGTGCCGATCTGTTTCAGAGGTTATAACTTGTAAACCCACTGTAGGCACTAAATTAGCTCCCGTAACACCGGATAAAGTCACAGCTCTCGTGGACGTGCCATCGTTTTCCTTCCATCTAAATATGCCACCGCCTCGTGCATTAATAATTAAATCCTCTCCAAAATTATCGTGTGTCCATAGGCGTAATTGATTAGTAACAGATAATGATGTAGATGAACCCCAGCTGCCAGCTCCCCATGTACCAACACCCCAACCCGTAGAAGATACGAATACATCTAACCCTGAGTTTATCTGATAAACCGCATCTGTCGCAGATCCACCATTGCTTGAGTCACTTCCATTGGCAGTAACAGTCGAGCCAGATGTGTCTTTTGCAGTTATTGTGTATGTGTTTGTAGCGGTTACTGTATCTATTTGATACTCTTGGTTTAGAACTGCCGCCGTTATATTACCGCCTAAAGAGACGGCACTGGAGAATGTTACAAAATCACCATTAACCGCACCATGACTAGCATCTGTCACTGTAATTGTTGAGGATCCATTGGTGGCTGCAAATGTAGCCGCATTAGTTGTGGTTTTTCTTATTGGAGTTACATCGTTATAGTTGCCGCCCTCTTCTATATAGTATTTATTAGTAGTGCCTATACCAAGATACTTACGGCCTTCTAATGAAATCCATGAATGTAAAGCTCTAGCAGAGCCTATTATTGAATTAGGTGAAAACTTCTCCCATCCACCTATTTTTTCGACACGACCTTTACGAAATCTAATTTTATCGCCGTCTACCCATCCGCCCTCATTCGAGTAGTCAGTTTCCTCTTTATTGATTCCTGGTCTAAAATTTAATTTGGTTAGAGGCATAGTTAGATTCTAACATATCCAAAAACGCTCTAAGCTAATCTGATAATGGCTCCAGTTGCAGTTGCAGCTGGAAACACAATCGTAAAATCACCAGCTGTTGAGGTTTTATCTCCACCAAAATCTATTGCAGCTATAGCTTTGTTAGAATTTGTAGAGTTATAAATCAGACATCCCCTAGCTGTAACAGTAGCCGTCCCAAAAGTAAGATCCGCAAAATCTACTATTGCTGTGGTTCCTGACGTTGTAGGTGTTACGTTAGTTAGCGCACTACCCCCGGACGTATAGTTAGTTCCTGACGCTTGCCCTGTAGTTACAAAAGCAGTTGTAGTTGCCCCTAGAGTTGCAGAGCTTGTATAAAGCGCTAGTTTGATGCTGTCAGCACCATTGGTAAGATTATGCCCCTCAACAAGAAGTTCTTGTTTGAAGCTCGTGCATATTGCTGATGATATTGCCATTATAGCTCCTTCAATATTTTAGCCATGTCTTCATGGCCTTGTTCACTAAGTATATTCGAGTAAGTCGTATTTTGCGACTTAATCGCGTTCTTCATAGCATACAAGATTACAGTATAAACTTGATTTTGAAAAGCTAGAGCTTGTTGTCTTATGTGATCTGGCGCATCATCCGATATACTTACTATCTTTTTTGTTGCTTGTGCTGCCCAAAACTCTGGATCGTGACCTTTGTTTTGTGTTGAATGTACCTCAATATTACCTAATACAAAATCACCTTTGTTACTCATGCTTATCCCTTATATGGTTCTGGTGGCACGACATCCTCATTTATTTTCAAACCAAACTCTTCTAGTTGGTCATTGATTTCGTCAAAAGGCCCAATTATAAATTTACCCTCATGTGGTACCGCCACCAGCGGTTTATCCAATCTATGAAAGCCATAAAGTTTTTCTGTTGCTGGCACGTTTGAATCTAACACTGTGGATCTTCCGCTAATTCCAACAATTATGTCCTCGCTCATACATTTGCTGATCCAAAATTCCACACAAGCTCTGCCGGCTTCTGCAAAGTGCATGTTTTGTTTGTAAGAAAAGTCTATACCAAACAGATCTATCCGCCCTACTTTGTTATACAAAGCATAAGCGATCGCAAAAGCTACAGTTGTGTTCATGTATGCACATTTTGTTGCGTTACATACTTCCTCAACCGGGTACCTGATAGGATTCCTTATTCTAGGATCTTCTTCACAAGTGTATATAGGCACATCTGATTCCGACATTAACTTAATCATTGCATTTGTTTGCTTACCAGCATCGTCTGAGTCAAAGAATCGACTAGCTGGATCTAATGCAAAAATCCTATCAGCCGGATAGACTAACCCAGCTGAGTTGATACACCATATCTCGTCCCACTCTCGTGAGTTTTCTAAACCTATTGCAAAATCTACCTGTGACACACCCAGGCCAATTATAGCTACTGTTTTTCCTTCTAAGTGTTCTAATACCATTAAGTCACGCTAGTGCGGACTTGATCGTATCTGTATTCGTCGCGTGTGCCACGACCTTCTGATATATTTTTCATACGAGCAATCGCCTCCTTAAATCGACCTTCAAATTGGGCGACGACTTCTGGAGGTTCTTTGAGAAAGATTGCTCCCTCTACCAAAGCAC